TACCGACACCTGCGAAGAACTCCGGGACAAGACCCGTCCACCGCGTCAATACGTACGGGTCCGTCTGCATTTCTAAGCAGCATCCCCGGCGACCACTCGGCTTTGCCAGCCGCCAGCAACTGGCGCCACTTCTCGTCGAGTTCTTTGCTCATACGTCCTTCCATGTCTCGCCGACTTCTGCTTCGGCGCTGAATGTCACAGGTAGCCCCTCGACTCTCGACGTGAGCGTTTCCGTGACGACCTGTGACGCATAGTCGGCGCGACTCTCGGGCACGGCGAAGAGCACAGCATCGTGCAACTGGTTGACGAGCCCGGTGCGCTGCCCGAAGTCGAAGGGAAGGTGTTGCTCGACCAGCTCGACCATCGCCTTGGCGACGACAGCGAAGCCCCCAGCCTGCACGCGGAAGTTCAGGGCTGCGTTGTAGTCCATGTCCGCAAAGTACCGGCGCCGCTGCATCACGGGCTCGGCGAGGTAGCCCTGGGCACGCAGGGTGTTCATCGTCTCGCGCCACCACTTCTTGAACTCCGGGGCTCTCTCGAGCCACTTGCGGTGCAGGGTCCGCACCTCACGCAGGTCGAGGTCTGCATAGAGCATGTTGCCCTCGTCATCCTCTGCGCGGCCGATAATCTCGTGGACCTTCGGGGCTGCTGCACCGTACAGCGAGGCGAAGCAGATGGTCTTCGCCAGGTTGCGCAGCCGCTTGAACTGACCCGAGCCCTTGCCGAGCTTCGTGTCCGGGGCTCCCTCCGCACTCCAGAAGGCGTCTCCGAACATCAGGTCCGCCGTCAGGTTGTGCGGGTCGATCTCCTGCTTCTCGAAGGCATCGAGGTAGCTCTGGGCTCCCGCTAGAGCCCCAGCGAATCGGAGCTCCAGTTGGTCGTAGTCAGCCCCGACGAACACGCAGCCCGGCGGGGGCACGAACATGTCCCGAAGGAAGTAGGGGATGTTCTGGAAGTTGGGGTTGGAGCTGGACAAGCGCCCAGTCACAGTGCCGTGGCTGTGGTAGTCGGGGTGGGCGTAGCCCTCGGGGGTGACGACTCCGGCGCCCGGTGCGAGCTTGCGCAGGTACGTGCCGAGGAGCTTGTCGGCTCGCCGGTAGAACTTGATGGCCTTGAGCAGTTCCCTCTGACTATCATCAACCAGTGGGTTGCCGAGTAGGCTGCGGATGGTGGCCGCATTCGTGCTGGGCTCACCTGAAAGCGTGTACTCCTGCGGCGGCAGGCCCCAGTCGCTGAAGAGCATCTCGCGCATCTGCACCGGGCTTCGAGGGTTGAGGCCAGGGCGAGCTGCGTGGATGGCCCGCAGGTGCCGGGCAGCCGTGACGGTCTGCTCTGCTTCGTGCTGAGCCCTGCGGCCTTCGTCCACCCGGATGCCGAGGCGGTGCATCCCCGAGCACAGGTCCTGCACCTTGGCATCGAGGCGGTACAGGTGCTTCTGCTTGCGCTGCGCGGCCATCGTCAGCAGGGGCTGCACCACGCGGGCTGTGACCGCTACGTCCGTCGCACAGTACTCATGCAGGTCCATGTCGGTCTGCGCGGTGACACCCGTGTGGTCCGCCTTCCAGGCAGGCACGTCAAGCAGCATGGACGCGACGAAGCCCAGACGGTGTCTGTGTTCAGAGGCCCCCAGCTTGTGGAGGAGCAGCGTGTCGAGCAGGGGCTCGGGGGTGACGCCAAGGTGCTGCTCGATGACGGCCCTGTCGAAGTAGCCCGCGTTGTGCCCGACCTTGAGCCAGGACTTGTTGGTGAAGACCTTGCAGAGCAACCGCTTATGCAACTCCTCGTCCTCGGGGCTGTACAGCCGGGTCTCGCCATCGACCGACAGGAAGCCCAGCATGAGGACCTCGTCCGCCGTGCCGATGCCGATGCACCGCAGCCCAGCAGTCAGGCTGTCCACCCCGTCCGTCTCGACATCGTAGGTGAGCGGCTCACCCTTGTGGCGCAGGTACCACTCGGCCGCCTGTCGGGGCGTTGGCTGGTAGTAGACCTTGGGGTCGCTCCAGTTGAGCTTGTCCCGGTGCCAGCGGAGCATCTTCGCCACGTCGACAGCGAAGACCTCCCGTAGCTCGGGCTTCACCTGGAGCAGTCGGGGGTGGTAGGTCGGCAGGACCTTGAGGTCTCCGGCCCGTGTCGGACCCCCGCGCACAGCCTCCAGCGAAGGGTTGCCCGCTAGGAGCGCCTTGGCCGCGTGTGAGCCCACCGTGAGCACGGTGGTGTATTGGGCCAGCTTCTTCTCTACGTGGCCCCAGCACGCCTTCAGGGGGCTCTGGAGGGGTTCCTTCCCCGAGCGTACCCGTCGCCTGTTCTGCGCCTTGAGGGTGGCCAGGTAGACGCGGGGGTTGTCGTCGGGCCAGCGGCAGCCGAGTAGGGTGCCCCAGTCCACGTCGAGGCGCTCGAGCCCGTGCTCCTTCAGCTCATCCATCACCGCGATGCCGAGCCCGTCGATGAACGGGCGGTACGCCGCTACGTCCTGCTTGGATGGGGCGTCCCCGAGGATGAGGATGTCGCCCTTGTTCTCCTCGAAGGTGACCGGGCTCCAGTGTCCCTTGGCCTTCCAGTGGGAGCGGAGCGGGCAGTTCTCGCAGTCGGCGCAGTCTCGGCTCATGGTCAGTCTCTGTCAGTCGAAGAGGAGAAGAGGGGAGCTGCCCAAGGCACAGAAAGGCAGCCCCCCTCTCGGTAAGTACTAGGAAGCCGTCAGTTCGACGACCTGCCCCGTGCGAGGATTACGCTCAATCACGAGAGTCTCAAACACGTCGTGCAGACTGTGCTCGCATAAGCTCAGCGCAAGCTCCTTGTCACGACAGGCTAGGTAGGTTCTACCACCGTCCTCCATCTTTCTGATGCGCATGAAGAGCCAGGGCTCTGGCGAATGCCAGGGGGCTGGAATGCAGACGGCAAACTCCTCCCGCACTTCTGCGTCTTTCGTCACCTTGTCGAGAGCATCGCCTAGCCACTTGTCGTGGTCGGGCACTGCCTTGACATACTCAAGCCAGGGCTGCATTCCCTCGAAGGAGTCCAGCGGCTCGCGTTCTGCGACGTATATCCTTTGCGACATGTCGTCCCCCTTCAGTCGTTCAGCATCTGAGACAGCGGGTCGTCGGACGACGTGGTTGCCTCAACCACCTCGGCCTGGGCTCCGGCGGCTGCGTTGTACTGGGACTCGGTGATCCACCAGTCCTTGCTCCACTTCTGACCGTTCTCGGGGTCAGCGGGCTTGAAGGACATGAAGCCCACCCGGCCCTTGAGGGTCTCGAACTTGTTGACGGCGGCGATGTTGTCCCACTCGAAGTCCCCGTGCTCACGCAGCTCCGCTGCGCTGTAGCCCAGCGAGACGAGGCACTTCATCCAGAAGTCCATCATCATCGAGTCCTTCTTCGTGTCACCCGTGTTCGCGCGGTTGAGCCCCGTGCGGATGGTGTGGTTGACGAAGGTGGTGCCCGTGCGGGCTCCCTCGATGACGCGGAGCTTCATACGCATCCGGTCGTTCTCGGCGCGGGTCTTGGTCGCCTCGACGGTGACCACCTCGACCTTGAAGATGTCGGCGCCGGGCGCCATGTCGATGTACGTGTCTGCGAAGTTCATTCTTCTCTCTCTAGTAAGTGCTGAGGAAATCAGCGACGATGTTGGATTGGTGCTTCCGCAGGACCATCCGGTCCATCGCATCAGCTAGTACCCAGCGCGCATGGCGCGGGGAATGGTCAGTCAGGAAAGACGAGGCGGCGTGCGCCATCACCTTCTTGTAGTCGGGACGCTTGGCGTCCGACGCTGCGGCCAGGAGCTTCGAGATGCCCTCGACGTGCTCGTCCATCCACGCAAGGGCCTCGGGGCGAGGCATGTCGAAGCCAGCCACAAGCATTGCTTCCCGCAGGTTCATGGGGAACTTGGCCGGGAGCACCGCGAGCCGGTCCCCCTGGATGTAGTGGGGGTCAGGCCCCGTCGCGAGAACGTGGGGCCAGCCGGGGCCGCTGTCGTCGTGGACAACGCGGGCGCAGAAGTCTACCATCGCTGGGAACTTGGCGGGCATCTGCCACCCGGGGATGAGCGGCGTGCCAGGGATGTACCGGACGTTGTTGTCCTTCTTCACCTCGCGAGGCGCCTGCACATGGCAGGTGAAGAAGACGTGCGACTTCGACTCGCGGCACGCACGGATGAGGGCATAGGTGCGTTGGTTGAACAAGTCGAATGCTTTGAAGCCGTCGGCCATGCGCTGACAGTTCGCCAACGTCACATCAGCGATGAGGCTGAAGTCGTCGATGACGATGGGGAACTTGCCGTCCACCTTCTTCACCACATCCGTGATGTGCTTGAAACCCTGCTCCCCCTTGACCTCGAGCACCTTGGGTTCCCACCCTAGGTAGTTGGCGCACAACATGGCGCCGGGCAGCCCGATGAACAGGGCCTCGGGGAAAGCTCTCACCATCGACAGTGTCTTACCTGTCTTGGCCTCTCCGTACGTGATGCCCACTACGTGCTGTCTCATTCAGTCCCCCACTCACATCGGTCATGATTGTCACAGGCGCCGTACTGGGTCCAGCACGCGGTCTCGTGATGCGCGCCGGGCCACGTCATCGGGTTCAGTGTCTCGTGTCCGTGTCTGTCTCGGAGGTCATGGATTAACCTCTCGGCATGGACAACTGTGTCACGGAATGTCTTGTCGGCGTGTGGCGCCGGGCTTAGGTCAGTTCGTAGGAGCTTGACATTCCCCTTCTTATCTGGCCATTGGACGAGGTTGAGGATGGTCCCGCCGAACTTATCCCCAAGCAGTCCGCGCCCGAAGAAGTTGTAGCCACGGAACTGGCCCGACAGGCTGTACCTCCGAGCGGTCGACGAGGTCAGCCGTGAGGCTGACTTGTGGTCCACGAAGTACACGAGCCCCGTGGCTGGGTTGCGTACCGCCAGGTCCAGCCGCTGGGTGTAGAGGTAGCCCACGTCTCTGCGCTCATCCCGGATGGTCGCTGTGAGCTCCTTCTCGACAGCCACAGTCTCCCACCGCTCGGAGGCCCAGTGCAGCTCGTACTCAAGGTACGTCTGCGCCACGAGCCCCTTGTGCTCTTCCCAGTCCTGGGGGTTGGGTTGCGCCTCGATTTGTTTGTCGATGGCATCCAGGGGCTGGTACACGTCCGCCTCCGGGTCAGCCCGTAGGGTGTACCGATGCGCGAGCGCCGTGTGGAGCAGCCCGCCCTTGATGAAGGGGGCTCGCGTCGTGGGGAGGACGGTGCCCCCGTGCTTCCTCGCAGCACGGATGGCGTACTTGCGCGGGCACTGAAGCACGAGCTGGAGCCTGTGCCAGCCCCGGCGTGAGGGGCCTGGGTCAATCAGCTTGGGCATCGGTCACCCCCAGTGACTCAACTTCGGCAACAGCCCTACACCAATGCGCTCGCCGCTCCACCCGTCGTGCCCCAAGCTCAACCAACTTCCCGACCGCTGCCCGTAGGACCATCGACAGACCATGCAACCCCAACCACAGGCAGCCAGTTGCCGCCACAACAAGACAGAAGTTGAGCATCACGCATCGCCGATGGCTGCAGCGGCCAACGTCTCGGGGTCGCCGTCGATGAGCCTACGCACTGTACGAGCCCGAGCGATGGCGGCGTAGCCAATCTCGGCCCACTCCTCCATCTCCAACGCGGCCGGGGCTTCAAGCTCGATGATGCAGCCAGCCGTCGCGAAGAGAAGCGTCACCTTCTCCATGACGTTCATCTCGCTGTTGTCGAGCATCTCGACCAGCTTGTCCATCACGTCCAAGTCCATGTTCAGCATCGTCACTCCCTTAGTAGTAGTCTTACAGAAAGCAGTAGCCAGAGTCGCAGGACAACTCGGTGCGGTCAGCGTCGTCGGTCGCGCAAAGGTCCTCAAGAGGCTGCAACGAGTCAGACACGAACACTGGGTACTTGGCACCCATTGCGGGGTGGTGGCGTACAACTCTGTCGATAGTGACAGCCTTGGCAAACGCGGCCGGGTCTTCCTCCCGCATACGTCGGAAGTCAGCGGGCGCGTGGGCAAAGCACCCCGCACACACAGAGCGTACAGGAATCGGGTAGCCGTTGACCTGAAGCCACTGTCGCACGTCTTGCTTGGTCATACCCAAGTGGGCCAGAGGAAAGGAGAACCTCACGTACTTCTGCGAGGGCAGGCTGAACCGGTGCCTCTCGTCTAAAGGGAAGCCAATCCACTTCTCGACGACACCTGTTCCCAGCTTGATCCCGCGCTCTCGCATCTCCTTCCGAATGGCCCGGTCCATCGGGCGGATTTTGAACTCCCTCGTACACTTCTGTCGAAGGCGTCCACGCTTGCCTTTCTCCTTTGCGACGAAGTAGGGAGGGTTGTCCAAGCGTGTCTGAGACGTGTCGAGCAGATGCTCATACAAGTTGGGGCCGGGAGCTGTGTAAGCTGGGATGCCCGCATCATGACAGCGAGCGAACACATCGCGCACTGTAGCCTGCGTACCCGTCATCTCCATACCAGGGTCAGCATTCAGTACAAGCACGGGTGATTGGGCTGTGAGGAACCCCTCGAGAAGCATGTACACTAGGGCGGTGGACTGCACCCCACCACTGAAGTTGATCACAGTCAACTCGGGAGGAGGTGGGTTCTTCACGAGCCCGTCTGTTGTCCACGCAGACCTTGCTGTTGTCATGGTGCCTCCTCAAGCAAACCGGGCCATGAGCCCGGCAATGATTTTGTCTTCGTCGTCGACACCCATCAGCGTCGAGGCGATGCCTGCTGCTGTGGGGTCGTCCAGTGTCTCGGTCACTTGCTCGAGCTTCTCGTTCAGCCGGTCGGCGAAGCCCTCGTCGACTGTGCCCTCGGCTATCGTGTACATGATGTGTACCGACCGCTTCGAGCCATGGCGACTGAAGCGCCCCTCGGCCTGCGTCACCTGTCCCGGCGTCCAGGGCAGTAGCCCGAAGATGGCGAGGTCTGTGTTCTGGAGCCCATCGACTGCTTCACCGAAGGCATCGGTCGTGCCGATGAAGGCGCAGCCCTGCTCGGTAGCAGCGTAGTCGAGGACCATCTGCTCGCGCTCCTTGGTCGAGAAGCCACCATGCCCCCACCACATCGGAGCTCCCTTCTTCTTCAGCCGGGTAGCCACGAGCCCCGCGAGGGCTTCAGCATCTTTGCGACGCCCGGTGAAGACCACCACCTTCTGGTTGTCCTCAAGCACAGCATCCCGCACCGCGTCAGCAATCCAGATGCGCTTGCGGCTGGCGGCTTCGAGGAGCTGCATCTCGAAGAGAGCGTGCGGCCCTTGCTTTGCGGCGCGCTTCATCTCGCGGGCGAACCCTGCGGGCCGGGTCTGGTCCGCCTTCGACAGGTAGATGAGGCTGCGTGTAAGCGGGGGCAGGTGCTTGCTGGCCTCAACCTTGGTCACTACGCTGGTCACGCGGTCGAGCCTGGCGCGCAGCTCGTCGCAGTTCGACACACCACTGGTGTCCACGCCGCCATGAGCCCCGGGGCGTGCGTCACAGTAGCGGTGGACGAAGTCCCAGTTGCGGCCCCACTCGCCGGGCTGCACGAGGTCGAGCTGCGCCCACAGGTCAGACCTGCGGTCCCGCATCGGTGTGGCCGTGAGCCCTAGGCGACGGTGCGATGCCTTCGCGAGCTTGGCGCACGCGGCCGCTCGATTGTCGAGCCACACGTAGCTGATGTCGTTGCCGACCACGAGCCTCTCTTTGCGCTTCCATGCCTTGCCCTTGTGCAGCTCGTCCCACACGATGGCCAGCCGGGAGCCACGAGCCCACCGGATGAGGTAGTCAGCCCAGTCCCGGACGACAGCCCAGGACAGCACCACCACGCGGGTCGCGGGCTCTGGCTCGTAGGGCGTGCGCCCCGCCAGGACCTGCGGGCGCAGGGTCGTGTACTTCTGCGCCTCACGAGCCCATTGAGACCGCGTAGGCGAGCGGGTGATGATGACGACCTTCTCATTGGGCGGTCCCTTCGTGAGCCACGCAAGGGCCGCCAGGGTCTTCCCCGACCCGCACGCCCACCAGAGGTGGAGGCTAGACCGGGGGTCGTCGAGCACGCCCTGCTGGTAGGGTGTGAGGAAGCCCTCGGTCACGAAGGGAAGCAGCCCCACTCCCATCAGTCAATCCAAGAAAGGGCAACGATGTTGGGCGGGGGGTTGCCGCCCGGTAGCTGACAGACGTGGCAGATCGCAGTGTGGTGGACACCGTCACACCGGACTTCCACTGACTGCAACGTCGCTAGCAACGCAGTGTTCCGATCCTCCGCCAGACCGCACCAGAGCAGCACATGCCACGCGCCGCCTGGCACAACGTGGTATCCTGGGTAGCGGGCGAGGGTGACCGACACTACGGCCTCCATCGGCGCGCGCAGTTGGTCTAGCACAGCCAGCACAACTGCCGGCATCTGTTCGCGTGTAAGTGCCACGTCAGACATGGCGCCCCCGGCGCGCAAGGGCACGAGCCGCGCGGCGTGCCAGGTCGGTGTCGCCGTATAGGCGTGCCTCGTAGTACAGGGCTCTGATGTCCCCTCCGAGGCGCTCGAAGCGCCCCCAGGGGATACGGCTGCGCGTGAGCAACTCGTTGCCCCCCTCGGCCTCGTCGGCGTCGTGGTCCTCACGCTCTTCGCGGCACCTCATCGGGCTTCCTGCGCGCGGAGGAACGCGAGGCGGCGAGCAACCGCGATCGACAGTCCGTACTCACCATGAGCCAGGTGACTGTAGCTTGCATAGTCCACCGTGTGCATGATGTGGACGGCGAAGGTCTCGCCCTCGTCGGGCCCCCGCCCCGTGTCAGACACGACGGCGTGGGCCACGGGGTACCCATCGTCGCGCAGGTAGGTCGAGGGCCACACGGCCACGACGATCCAGCCGTTGCGGTTGACGAGCCGCAGCGCGGCCTCTACGCCGCTCTCGGCGGCAATGGTCTGGCTCTTCTCGTACTCGGTCAACTCGGCCACTGTGTACTCCTATCTGTCTACGTGAGCGCCACCCCGTGATGAGGTGACGCAGTCTATCTACTGCACGGCCACGAGCCGCGTGTGTCGTGAGATGTCACGACCTCGAGCCCCCCAAGGCGCCGAGGATGACCTCGGCGAGCCGGGGCGGTACAGCGTTGCCCACCTGCTGGAACCGGGAACGCTTGGTGCGCCCCTGCCAAGGGTAGTCAGCGGGGAAGTCTTGAAGCACCCCGGACTCCTCGACGGTGAGGCGCCTACGGTCCCCTGTGGGGACGCGCACGCATCGGCGTCCCACTCGGCGGCCGCGACTACGGTGTAGCCCGCACGCTCGGCGCCGAGGGACGCGCCCCCAGCACCTGCGAAGAGGTCGAGCAACCTCACCGGGACCTCCGCGCTAGGGCACGAGACGCCTTGAGCGCGAGGGTGTTGTCGCCATGCTGGATGGCTTCACGGTAGACCGCACGGATGTCGCCGCCAGCCTCCACGAAGTGCGTCCATGGGATGATGTCCCGCGTGAGCATCTCGCGGCGCAGAGCCGCCTTACTGTCATCAGAAGGGGATGCCATCGTCAGTCTCCGTAGTAGGGGTAGGAGGGGTAGAGCCAGGCACGGGGCCGCGCCTACCCACAGCAACAATGTGTGCCACTAGCGCCTCGATGGCACGAGCCTCATGAGGTTCAATCGGCAGGTCTGCCATCAGGGCTTGAAAGTCATCCCACGTCTGGTCTTCACGGTCGACGTTCATGTCCAGAACGTCGAGCACAGAGAGCAGCAGTTGCAGGGTGTCGTTGTCGTGCATCGTTCAGCCCCCGTACATCATGTCGGCGATGGCCCAAGTTGCGGCGTCGAACGCTCGACCGTCCGTGATGCGGGCCGTGAGTGCAGGCCACGGGCGGCCCACCTTGGCGGCCACCTTGTCGGCACAGCGGCTGCACAGGACGGTGGCGTCAATGCTCACCGACTTGCGACAGTCGAGGATGGAGCCGCACTTGCAGAAAATGGCGCGGGCGACCGCACCCCGGTGCGCGCACAGGTGCGGCACTGCGTCCGGGTCGTGCTTGGGCTTGACCTTGGTCTTGGCCTTGGTCTTGGTCTCGATGGCTGCGAGCCCCGCCTCGTTGCACGCGGTCAGGCGGGCAAGGGTAGCCTTGCTCACCTTGCCGAAGGTCCAACCCGCTTCGGGCTTGGACACGAAGACGGACGCGGCGC